TTTTGTTTATAACATTACCAATCTCTCAAACAAACGACAATACATTGGGCGAAAGTATTTTTGGTCCTTCAGAACTCCAAAAGGAAAAAAGCGCAAAGTAAAACAAGAATCTGATTGGAGAAAGTATTATGGGTCTTGCCCGGAACTTAAGGAAGACATTGAACGATTGGGTAGACAAAATTTTAGTAGAACTATCTTGTCACTACATAAAACACCTGGCAAAACAAACTTCGAAGAAACAAGACAACTCTTTATCAACGGAGTCCTCACTGAATCTCTTGACACAGGAGGACCCGCATACTACAATAGCAACATCCTTAGCAGATACTTCAGAAAGGACTACTACGATGGAGACTTCAGAACTGGTTGACCATATCCGACATTGGGCAATCGATAAAGTTAAAGATTATAATGAGAAAGGAGTTGATCGTATCTATGACCAGATGGCATTAATGGCAGAGTTTGACGAATGGTTTGATCCGCAAGAAGATTTGGAAGTTGTATCAGTTGACGAAATCAAGCAAGACGAGTATGATGATTACGTTGAATACAATGACGGACTAGAGAGAGGTTGATCCTCATTTGACTCAGTAGCTCAGTTGGATAGAGCAACTGCCTTCTAAGCAGTCGGTCATAGGTTCGAATCCTATCTGAGTCGTCTTGCGAAATTGGTGTAGTGGTAACATCCCATCCTTCCAAGTTGGTGTCACGGGTTCGAGTCCCGTATTTCGCTTTCTCCTAAGGAGAACAAATGAAACCAGTAGATATCTTACTGCTATTAAGTGAATTGGAGGGTAGTTCTGCTCAATGCAGGAGACTCAACTTTTTAGAAGATGCTTCTATTTTAGATGAAATGAAAAAAAGGTACTACAAACTTTACTTTAAATTGAAGAGAGAGAGTAATGCAAAAAACAATTGATGATATCATATCAAATGATTGGTTCCGATATATGGATTACTTGTCTGGATATGATAAGGTAATTAATTACTCTTGGAAAAAGAAAACAATATCGCGAGCGGAGAGAAAAGAAATTCGTGCTATGCTCGAAGAGATTGATGAAGTAACTGGAATTACTTTTAAGAGGACAAGAAAGCGTGACGATGACATCCGATTTATTTCAGTGCCAGAAATTACTGATAGCACTCGTCTTGAGTTTGGTGATTTAGGTCATCAGGACTCAACATTTCTTGTTGATGATGCAGTTGTTGGTAGAGCATCTGCTACCACAAAGAGAATGAAAATTTTCTTTAGAGACAATGACGATCACGTTAGTCTCCTTGAGAAGTATATTCTTCGTCATGAACTCGGACATACTCTTGGACTTGGACACCCAAGGGGGCAAGGAGATCATCCTGATTTCACAGTAGCAGATACCATTATGTCATATAATGTTTATCAAGGTCCTGCTTTTTTCTATTATGGATTTACATCTCTTGATAAACAAGCACTCCAAAATCTTTGGGGACTTAACCCCGAGGCATATACATTTAATTCTGTTATCAAACCACAAGACATAGTAGAAATAATCTAGGACTACGGTCCTTCTCAATCCTCTGTAGCTCAGCGGTAGAGCCGACGACTGTTAATCGTCTGGTCGCAGGTTCGAATCCTGCCGGGGGAGTCGGGTGAATGGCGCAGTGGTAGCGCAGTTGCTTTACACGCAATTGGTCGGGGGTTCGAATCCCTCTTCACCCATCCTTAAAATAGGTCTATGAAAAATGATTACCGTAAGATGCAAAGAATGTGGAAAAGAACTAACATCCACTAGTAAAGTACAATTCTGTGGTTGCCCAAATCAGATGAGGGTAGTTGATAACAAGGTTGGCGCTGTTGATCTTGATAGAGTTGTCATGATTTCTTCTAATGTAGAGAAGAAGATAGATAGTCACTTCTCAAGGAGTGAACTTCTTTATCAAGAGGAGAGGCGTAAACGCAAAGTTCGTAAAATTGACTTTGAAGAAAGATAAGTTAGTAAATTCACACATACTTGACGCCATGGTAACAGGTTGCTACATTAAATAGAGATGTAGACATTTTCTTTCTACTATGCATCCTGACGACTTACAAAACTGGAAGATCATTAAAGAGAAATTTGAGGAGAACGGCACAACAGACAACTTCTATTATAAGAGAGCATGTGCTATAGTAAAAGGACTTCCGGATCCAATGGAAAATCTTAGAAATGTCTCACAGAATGAATGAGATTAAACCAGCACATTACGTAACGAAAGAGGAATGTGAAGAGATGATTGAGGATGCGATACGACAGCATAATCGTAACGCATCAATCATCAGTATGTGTCTTGGTATTTTATTCCTTGCATTATTTGCGGAGGGATTTTTCCGTGTGATTGGTATGATCCCTCCGTTTATGGGTATAGATGTTGACGTAATGCAGGAGATTATAGATAATGTAAAGGAGGAAGTTCTTAAGGTGCTATCATGAATGACATTCCACAATATCTATTTTTATTTCTTTGGGTTGCCATGGTTGCTTTTGCTTTTTCAATCATGGCACAGGGTTGGATGATCAGTAGTGGTAGAAATGGGTATTCAAAGAAACCCACGATAAAACATCCTGAGATGAACGAAGTTACTTCTGGTGAACCGCTTCTGGTTGTAAACTTTGACAAAATGCCAGATGATGAGTATACTGAACTTAATCAAAGAATTCAGAAATTGAAACTGGATGAACTGGTTGATGATGAGGACGACGACGATGAAGATGACAACGGTCAATTTATCGGATCAGGAATTTGACGGGGCGTAGTTCAGCTTGGTAGAACGCTGCTTTTGGGAAGCAGAGGTCGCATGTTCGAATCGTGTCGCCCCGACTCTTATACATATTACACCTATGGATGACATTCCTTTTTACACCGTGGAACACTGGCAGGAGAACTGGGAAGAACTTATGGACCGAGTTGAGAATGGAGAAACACTTGGCGTAATAAATGAAGATGGAAATAAAGCAGTGATGATCCCAGCGGATGATGAACTCATACGCTTATACACAGATCACGAAGAAGGATCCTGAGGGACCGTCGCCTATCGGTTAAGGCCCACTGCTTATAACGGTGTGAACTGGGTTCAACTCCCAGCGGTCCTATTGACGGTTCTCCGTCATTCCCTTATAATACTAAGGTCAATACGCAAGACAATGACAATCGCAGAAAAGTTCAAGAAAGACATTCAAACCCTCCGTGGGGCAGCAAATGGTGATTTCTACCTGGATGTAAAGAATCCGAAACTTTACAAAAAGGTTCGCAAGTTTTATGAGAACAATGATGTAATTTTCTCTGGTGATCCACTGGATGACTACGAGATTTTAATTGATTGTTTGGTTGCTGATCTTGAAACTGTGGAGGTATCATGAAGGTTATCCTAGAGCGTTTTCCATATCGTTATGTTGAGTGTGGAACCCTTGAAAATGGGTTCCCCGACTATCGCATTCAAAAAGCAGATAGTTGGACAAAGCGTTTCAGAGACATGTATCTCCTTGACAATCAGATGCAACTTCTGACTGCCATTGATGATTTTGAATACACTAAATGGTTAGACCCTGAAGGTGTTCCTTGTTATGTCAAAGACTCGGTAAGTCGTTAAACTAGCCCTGGTCGGGATGGTTAATTGACCCCTGCGTTTCCTAGTTCGTAAAACTAGGTGGTGGAGTCATAGACCCTCTAAAAACTAAATATTTTGAGATGTTAATTTATTAGAAAAATGGCAGCAAAAGGAAGCGCAGCAAAATCTGCAAGTGGTGCAGCGATGTCAAAATATGATGTCGAAGTTGAAGCACGATTGAAGAAGTTGGAAGCTCAAGCACATCCTGATCGTGGGGGTGCAGGTGGAGTGGAGTCCGACTTAGCTGCTAAGATGGAAGAACTTTATACTTGGTATCAAAGTGTCAAGAAAAAAGTCTGAGGTTTCTTGCTTCTCCTAAGAGCAAGTGGTGCGGATGGGGTTTATACTCCCGCTCTGTTTCTTGCTTCAGGACAAAGAGTAAGTGGCGTGCATGAAAGACCTTTGAGGCGGTTGACAACAACCGTCTTTTTTTGTATGATATATAGGAAGAAACTTTTTGATACATGTCTGACTATACGAAAACTGCACTTGTACTTGGTGCAGGTGGCTTTATTGGAAGTCATATGGTAAAACGTTTGCGGTCTGAGGGGTATTGGGTACGTGGTGTAGATCTTAAACGTCCTGAGTTCTCAGACACAGAGGCAAATGAATTTATCTATGGAGATCTACGCGATCGTAGTTTTGTAGATAGAGTAATTAGATTCAAGGGATATCTTGGAAACTTCTACGCTTCTGTTCCTCAGCAGTATCATCAAACTTTTGATGAAATCTACCAATTTGCTGCTGATATGGGCGGAGCTGGGTTTGTTTTTACTGGTGAAAATGATGCTGATATTATGCATAATTCTGTTAGCATCAATCTGAATGTCCTTGAAGCACAGAAAGAGTTCAATGATTATACATTAACGAATACAACTAAGATTTTCTACTCTGGTTCTGCCTGCATGTATCCGGAGCACAACCAACTTGACCCTGATAATCCTGATTGCCGTGAAGAATCCGCATACCCCGCAAACCCAGACTCTGAGTATGGATGGGAAAAACTATTCTCAGAGCGACTCTACCTTGCATATAACCGCAACTATGGCACTCCTGTTCGTATTGCTAGGTATCACAATATTTTTGGACCGGAAGGAACTTGGGACGGTGGAAGAGAGAAGGCACCAGCTGCAATCTGCCGTAAAGTCGCTTACCTCCCGGAGGAGGGTGGAGCAATCGAGGTGTGGGGAGATGGCTTACAGACTCGTTCCTTCCTGTTCATTGACGAATGCATTGAAGCAACTCGACGATTGATGGATGGAGATTTTCTTGGTCCTGTGAATATCGGATCAGAAGAAATGGTTACCATTAACCAACTGGTAGACACTGCTGCCAAGGTCTCTGGCAAAGATGTCAAGAAGATTTATAAATTAGATGCTCCTACGGGAGTTCGTGGTCGTAATTCTAATAATGATTTGATCCGCGAAAAACTTGGATGGAACTATTCCCAATCGCTTGAGAATGGTATTCGTAAAACATACAATTGGATTGAGGAACAGATTAACCATGTCGTTTGATCACAATATAATTGCTAATAAGGTAACTAGAGTTCTGCATGTAGGTGCAGATCGTGGTGGAGAACTACCCCAATACAGAGATATGGGTGTTGAGGAAGTCGTATGGGTGGAAGCAAACCCTGAGGTATATGGAGAACTTCTGGAAAATATTGAGATTATGAATATTAATGAGGTTCAAAGTCGCCCATACAATCAGTTAATCTCAGATCAAGATGATGTTGAACTTGACTTCAATCTGTACTATGGTTGGGATGCTGGACATCTTGTCGGTAACAAAGGAATGTCCTCTATTCTTAAAGCAAGAAATTCTTGGTGGGGATCTGATTGCTATCGTGGAACTATTAAGTTAAATTCTTTATCGGTTGATACTTTCTTAGAAAGAAATGAAATTGATAATTCATTTGATATGATGAATATTGATACTCAAGGTGCTGAGTTGATGGTATTTAATGGAGCAACTGAAGTTCTGAGGAAAATTAATGTTATTAACTGTGAGGTTACTTTCTTTAACCCTCACTACCACAAAAATCCAAACTTCGATGAGGTATATGAATACTTAAAACCATATGGATTTAAGCATGTTCATACTGATTATTGTTTAGAACGCAATTGGGGTGACGCTGTATTTGTAAAAGAATGAAAAAATACTGCATTATTAAACAACCAGCAGGATTTGGAGATATTCTTTTTTGTCAAAAGATTGCAAAAGTATTTCAAGAGAATACAGAGTATAAAGAGGTCATCTGGCCAGTTGATACAGTATATTCTTATCTTGAGGAATATATGGGAGATGATGATCTTCACTTTCCCAGAGAGAATGAAGACTTTCCTTTTAAAGAAGTTTATCAATGTAATAGTCATAGTTGCTTACAGTCAGAGCAATTTCTTTTCATCCCTCTCCAGACTGCAGATTATACCCTATCACCATGTAAATGTCATGGCAATCCTAGAGCACATGGTCATATAAAGTATAATTTTTGCAATTTAGATTATCTGGATTGGAAAGATTATTTGGCGTTTAGGAGGTTTGATGATAGAGAGGATGCTTTAGTTAAACATCTTGGACTTGATCTAAGTAAACCGTTTAATCTAATTAATAAAAGTTGTGGAACTCCACCTCGATGTGAGTATCGAGAGAATATCAAACCTGATAATGATTACTTGAACGTATACATGGATGCAATTGAGGGATTTTCTTTATTTGATTGGTGTAAAGTCTTTGAACATGCTCAAGAGATTCATACTATGGAGACGGGTGTATGGTATGTTTTGGACAAATTGGGTTTGAATAATGTATATGTTTACTCTAAATATACCAGCGATTGGAATCCAGAAAAACATCTTCCAGATGACTTTTCGTATATGAAAGATAATTGCAATTCGAATTGGAAACTTATTAATTAGGAGATTATTCATGGGATGCTTACGGCGACACAGATTGGATGGATATATTAAGGATTATGGTCTAGAATATTACTTTGAGACAGGAACTGGTCAAGCAGAAGCGTTAGAACATGCGATTAAGTATCCATTTAAGAGATGTTATACCGTTGATATCGATGAAGATATGGTGGAGTTTTCTTACAATAAACTTAAAGATAGATCCACATGTGATATTGAATTTTTGGTTGGTAAATCTACTGATATTTTGGATGAATGTGTTCCAGAACTACCACAAGAATCTCCTGTTTTATTTTTTTTAGATGCTCATTTTCCTGGAGCAGATTTTCATAAGTGTAGTTATGAAGAATCTATTAGAGAGCATATGCAGGATGCTTTCCCTTTAGAAGAAGAGGTTGATATTATCTTAAAACATCGTGATGTATCAAAAGATATGATCATCATCGATGATTTGATTCTTTATCAAAAGGATGCTAAAGTTGAGTGTCTACAGCAAGGTATTGTATGGAAGTATGATTGGCTTCAAGAGGAATTAAATCTACAAACCAGTGCTAATTTCTTGTATGAAAAGTTTGAAAAAACTCATGATTTTAAAACTGACTTGAGAGATCAAGGGTATCTTATTATTACGCCTAAAGTAAAATGAAAACTATTATTATTTCTTCTGATCATAATGGAGTTACAGACAAGCAACAATTAAAAAGTTTTTTGAAGGGTGAAGGTTATCGTGTTATTGATATTGGACCATTCACACCAGACGTAAGTGTTGATTATGTAGACTATGCTGCACAACTTTCTACCATAGTAAGTAATAAGGAGGCAGATAGAGGCATTCTCCTCTGCGGAACTGGTGTCGGTATGAGTATTGTTGCTAATCGCTATCCTGGAGTTCGTGCAGTTCTTGCACATAATGAACTGACTGCTGTTAAGTCTAGGGAACACAATGATTCTAACGTGCTATGCCTTGGTTCCTGGTTGTCATCTCAAATTGAAATGAGAGAGATGTCAAGGATGTGGTTGGAAGAGGCATGGGGTGAGGGTCGCCATATCAAACGCACCACTAAGATTGATAATAATAGTGGAATTGTACTTACAAATGGTGTTTTTGATATCTTACATAAAGGGCATCTTGAACTGCTGAAGTTCTCTAAAATACAAGGAACAAACGTTGTTGTTGCTATTGATTCTGATCGTAGAGTAAGAGAATTAAAGGGCAATAATAGACCAATTAATAGTGAAGAAGATCGTAGAAGAATTCTTGAATCCATAAAGTATGTTGATGAAGTTGTTATCTTTGATTCAACTGAAGAACTTCAAGATTTATATGAGACATTAAGTCCAGAAGTTATTGTAAAGGGGTCCGAATGGACCGCAAATGAAGTAAGAGAACGTGATGGAATACCTGGTAGTATTCAAGTGAAAGTTTATCCTCTTGTTGGCGAATACTCAACTACTAATGTCATGCATAAAATTCGGGATATGGAGACATGCGAGAAAATTTGAAGTATTTGGTTGTTGGTGACACCATCCTTGACGAAACTATTGAATTGGAGGCTTGTGGTCTTTCTCTAGAGTCTCCTACTATTAAAACTTCATTAGTAACTCGGATGACTGATTATGGTGGAGCTGCTAATGTAGCAAAATATCTCTCTAAATTTGGTAGAAATGTAACTTTTGCCACGTCTATGAGTTATGAGATGGGAAAAATTTTTGAGGAACAATATGGAGTCAAGGTACTGAATTATTTTCAGGGAAAAAATAACAAGAAGACAAGATATTGGGTGAGTCATGGTGATTCTAGATATAAACATTTACAGATAAATGATGTTAATGATGAGTCATCAGTATCAGTTCTAGAGAATTTTGATCTGAATGAGTATGATGTGATAGCGTTCTCAGATTATCGGTGTGGATTCATAAAAGAGTCATTTGTTTCTCATGTGGCGAACAATGCAAAGATAACTTATGCTGCTTCTCAAGTTTCTAGTAAGGAGCATAATTATGGTATGTACTTTGATATGGATTATATTGTTTGTAATGAGTACGAATCCCAATTTACGGATAGAATAACTAACATTTGTGTTACATTAGGATCTAGGGGATGTATGGTTAATGGTGTCAAATATTTTACAGATGCTGTAGACAAACCAATAAATACGATTGGTGCAGGTGATTGCTTCTATGCTGCTTTGCTAGCAACAGGTGATCCACACTTTGCTAATAAAAGAGCATTTGATTATGTTTCCAACAATATTGAATGAGATTGAGGATTGTCTCAAACTCAACAAGGCATTAAAAGAAAATAATCTAGTTAAATTAACTTGGGGTAATGCTAGTGTGCTTTCTAAAGATGGAAAGCACGTTGTGATAAAACCTTCTGGGGTCAATTTCGACGAAATAAAGTTTAGTGATCTTTGTATCATAGAACTTTATACTGGTAATCAGATCTCGGGAATGAAACCATCCGTAGATACTGCCATCCACTTGGAGATTTATAAAGCATTTCCTCAGATAAAATCAATTATACACAGTCATTCTAAGTTTGCTACTTCTTGGGCACAGGCATTAAAATCAATTCCTATTTTAGGAACAACTCATGCTGATTATTTTCTCTCTGATATTCCTGTTGCTAGACAACTACACAGAAATGAACTAGATGAATATGAAAAAAATCTAGGACAGTCTGTTGTTGACTACTTCCAAAAGTATAAAATTAATCCACTTAATATTCCAGCAATACTTTTACCTGGTCATGGTGTGATGGTGTTCTCTAATTCAGCAAAGAGGACTCTTGAGTGTGCTATTGTGCTTGAAGAAATAGCAGAGATGGCTTATTATACTATAAAGATAAACCCATCACTAGAAATGTCGGATCTATCTGAAATTTTGTATGAAAAACACTTTGAAAGAAAAAATGGAATCAACAAATACTACGGACAATAGTTATGGGAGACAAGATTTACCACCAGTCTTAAAGTGTGAGGAGAAGAGAGACAAGTATTGGGGATACATCACTACTGTGTTTGCAACTGAAGACTTCACACTCAAAGAAGTATTCATGAAAGGTGGCACTCAGAGTAGCATGGAGTATCATGTGAATAAGGATGAGTTTTATTATATCCAATCTGGTAAATTAAAGGTGGGAATGAGGATTGGAAGAGCAAAAAACAAATCAATTATTCTCGAAGCAGGTGATGTATTTCACATACCGCCTGGATTGATGCATATGCGTATTGCAATTGAAGATACAGTTGTGATAGAATGGTCAAATAAAGATGATGATACTGACTCTAACATCGTCGAAGACGGCAAAACTTACGTATTTACTGAGGACGAATGAATTATCTGTTTGCTGATACTGCTAACCTTGATGAGATTAAGGTAGCACATGATATGGGTGTGATTCAGGGTGTAACTACCAACCCATCTATTATTGCTAAGGAACCACAAGGAAGTTTTGATGACTTGATCATGAAACTCTCTGAGTATTGTGGAGCAGAGAATCTTTCTCTAAGTGTAGAAGTTTTTGCTGAAGAATATGATGCGATTGTGAAGCAAGCATGTGAGATCTATGAAAAGTTTTCTACTGTATGTCCTGATTTGTATGTCAAAATCCCTGTTGGATTTGATGAACTGAGGGCAATTAAGACTTGCTCTAAGAATGGTGTGAAGATCAACGCTACCATTTGCTACAGCGAGCAGCAACTTATCCATTGTGCCTCTGCTGGTGCTAAGTATGTCTCTCTGTTCTATTGCCGCCTCAAGCAACACGGTGGTGATGTAGAGCGAGCTTTGAAGAGAACTAGACGTTACATCCTTGAGAATGGTTTGGATACTCAGATCATTGCTGGTAGTATTCGCACACAGCAGGACGTATGCGATGCATGGGATTATGGTGCTGATATTGTAACCACAGGACTTCCTGTGATTAATGAGATGGTTTCCCATCCCAAAACAACAGAGTCTTATAATGGATTCATGAAAGATTTCTCTGCTTGGATGAATTGATATGTTAAAATTTTCAGATAGAATGAGAAATGGACAATCTCCATGGATTGTCAATATCTACGAGCAGTTCTTTAAAAATAAGACTGATGGATTTCTTGTAGAAATTGGTGTTGGTGAGGTGCTTGACTGGACAAAGATGGGATTTCATAGTTCCACTGGATCTGGAGAGAAAGGATATGTTAATCCTAATAACAGCGATAGGATTCTTGATTGGGATGTAGATTGGGATAGTGGTAAGATTATCCAAGGAGACAATCACACTGTAGAATTGATCCAACAGGGTTGGACTGGAATTTATATTGATCCTCTTCGTGAGTTTATTGATAATGAATTGGAACCAGTCTTCAAAAAGACACTATCAGAAGAGCACTTTAATAAAATTAAGTTTATTCGTAAAGGTGCATCTGATAGTAAAAAGGTTTGTATCTTGGAGCATCATGAGACATTAGTAGATACTAGCGATTTCACGATTACAGAAGAGATTGATCCATATAATTATCAAGGAAGACGTGTTCTTTGCGATAGAACCTCTGATATCTTAGAAGAGAATGGATGTCCTTATGACATTGATTTCATGTTGATCGATGCGGAATCTGCTGAGGTTAGTATTATTAATGGTATTGACTTTGATAAGCATCGACCAAGACTTATGTTTATTGAGACTTATCATACTGGTAAAGACCCAGTGACTTATGCATTGCCGAATGAATATATTGAAGCAGTAACGGATGGTCTTAATACCTTATACATACACGAAGACTTTTACAAAGGTCCAGTTATATTATGAGTAGAGTAAAATATAACTTGGTTGGAAATACTTTCACCCACCTTACCAATGGTAATAAAGGATATTCAGTTCATGGTAAAGAGTCAAAGTATCTTGAGTGGTCGGTTGACGATCCTCTAGCAGACGGAACTTTCTATATTGATAATACAATCAATGATGGAATACGAGATAATCGTAAGGGTCCAAAATATTTGTGGCTCCTAGAGTCCAAATATATTAGACCTTCACTGGTAGAAAGTATAATTGAAAATCAAAAATTAGTCGAGGAAACATATCATACAATCTTTACTCACGACCAGAGATTACTTGCCTTGGGTGATAAGTATAAATGGGTTCCTGCACAAGGATTTTGGATTAAAGAACCTAAGATTTATGACAAATCTAAGATGATTTCCATGATTGCATCCAATAAGAATATGTGTGCTGGTCATGCAAAGCGTCTTGAATGGGTTGAAAGGATTGGAGATCAGGTTGATTTATATGGTCGAGGATTTAATGAAATTGAATTAAAAGAGGAAGGTCTGTGTGATTATATGTTCTCTGTAGCGATTGAGAATGGAGAGTATGAGACATATTTTACTGAGAAAATATTAGATTGTTTTGCTACAGGCACCATTCCTGTTTACCTTGGTGCTTCTGATATTGGGAATTATTTTAATACGGACGGTATAATCACTTTGAGTGATGAATTTGATGTTTCTGAAGATTTATACTATGATAGTATGGATGCAATCCATGATAACTTAGAGAGAGCAAAGAAGATGGAAGTTCTAGAAGATTTTATCTGGGAAAATTATCTACAATAATATGACTACAGCAACTCTAAAGCATATAAAAGACTTCCATCATTGGACCAGACAATCTGATGGATATTATGATATTGGAATGTATGCCAGTATGGTAAAATATCCTGGTGGTAAAGGTTACGTTGGCACATGCAGAACTGGTAATGCCAGTTTAGATGATGTTCTGGACATTATTCATTATGATGAAGATTTTAATCTCATATACAGAAAACCGATAACACAGGGTGAGGATCCTAGAACCTTTGTGTATAATAGTAAACCTTATTCTTTAACTTGGGATCCAAATCATCAAGAGATACTGAGATATAAGTTGGTTGATATTCTAGAGGAAAGAGCAATCAATCTTTTTATCGATGGAGTTCCTCCATCACCTCTTAGAGTCCTTGGAAAAAACTGGATGGCACTTGTAAAAGATGATGAGTTGTACATTATCTTAACTATCGATCCTGAAATTAATATTCTACATTGTGATGTGGAAACAGGAGAGTGTACCTGGGTGACACCATTTGAAAATGTGAAGAGAGGACTGCCCATTTCATCGAGCAGAGGTGGTAGTCCGTTAATTTATAGCGAAAAACTTGATTTATATGTTGGATTGGGACATAGAACTACAGATGCCTGGAATCATAAACCATACTTATATACCCTTACTTCTGATCTAAAGACCTCTGTTATGGGTCCAGACCTTATTACTGGTAAAAGTGCTGTAGAGGATCCACTTTCAATATATGAAGAGAATGGAAAAATATATTGCTGCATTTGTAATTGGCACGTCCCAGAAGGTGGATGTATTGGATTATATGAGGTGATAGTAGAATGAAATATGTTGTTGATATTGATGGAACTATCTGCATTCCTGGACCAACTGACGAAACCAGATACGATCAGGCATTGCCAATCAATGATAGGATTGATAAAATAAATAAACTATATGATGAAGGGCACATCATCATATACTTAACTGCCAGAGGAATGGGTAGGCATAAAAATAATGCAGACCTGGCTAAAAAAGAATTTTACGAGTTTACTGAGATACAATTAAGTTTGTGGGGATGTAAATATCATGAACTTCATCTTGGTAAACCAACAGCAGATTATTACATTGATGATCGAGGAATAAATTGTGCCGACTTCTTTAAGGATGGGAGAGTATTGTGGGTATGAGAGTTGCTATTTTAGGATCTGCCGGTCAGATTGGTGCATATTTAGAGGAATATCTTCTAGGCAAGGGGCACGATGTTATTGGTGTTGATATTATTGATGGACCTCAAAATGATCTTAGAGTAACACCAAACACTTATATTGAGAGTATTATTAAGAATGCAGATTTTGTATTCTTTCTTTCGTTTGATGTTGGTGGTTCACGGTATCTGAAGAAGTATCAGCATACGTTTGAGTTCATTAGTAATAATACCCGCATGATGGCAAATACCTTTGCCTTACTTGAGAAGTATCACAAGAGGTTTGTATTTGCTTCATCTCAGATGAGTAACATGTCATATTCTCCTTATGGTGTAATGAAACGTGTTGGTGAACTGCATACTACTGCACTCAAAGGACTGACTGTTAAGTTCTGGAATGTCTATGGTATTGAAAAAGATATGGAGAAAGCTCATGTGATTACTGACTTCATCCGTAAAGGATTTGAGGAGGGTCAGTTTGAAATGTTGACTGATGGAACAGAAGAACGTCAGTTTCTCTATGCTGAGGACTGCTGCGAAGCACTAGAGACAGTTATGGAAAATTATACTGACTTCAAACCAGAAGATCCACTTCACATTACATCATTCCATTCTAATACTGTCAGAGAGATTGCTAACATCATTCAGGGTTGTTTTGGATTAATTGATATGCATGATGTAAAGATCAACTCTGGACTGGCTAAAGACAGTGTTCAGATGGACAAAAGAAATGAGGCAGATAATTATATTTTAAACTGGTGGGTTCCCAAGACCACTATTGATGTGGGGATAAGAAAAGTATTTAATGAAATGAAAAAGGAGTATGGTTACTGATGTTATCATTTAATAAACTTGGTAAGTCTGGTCGTCTTGGCAACCAGATGTTTCAGTATGCAGCACTCAGAGGTATTGCTGCGAATCGTGGATTTGATTGGGTGATTCCACCACCAGGCACATCGGGTGTTGATGAGTTCGGATGTGAGAACAACTATTGTATGTTTGATACTTTCAAGATGACTGGTGCCACTGAGGATCATCATGGTATTCCAGATAATAATCGATGGGCTGTATGGAAAGAGTTTCATTTCAATCAAGAACTATTTGACTTGTGCCCTGATGATGTGAATCTTGATGGATACTTTCAGACTGAAAAGTACTTTAAGAACGTAGAGAAAGAAATACGTGAGGACTTTCAGTTCCAAGATGAAATCTATGAACCATGTAAAGACATGATTGATAGTATTGATTCTGAGCAGAAGATTTTCTTACACATTCGTCGTGGTGATCCAAAACTTCCTTGGGCATATGTGAATCTGGAAGCAGCACACCCCGTTCAGACATGGGATTACTATAAGAGAGCACTCTCAAAGTTCCCGGAGAATGTTCCCGTAGTAGTATTTTCTGATGTGATTGAGTGGTGTCAGGAGCAGGAATTTTTCCAACCAGACAGATTTATCCTCTCAGAGACCACAGACGAGATGTATGATGGTCAGAGAGTGCCTTGGACGGACCTGTGTTTGATGTCCCTATGCACGGATGCTATTATTGCCAACAGTTCATTCTCTTGGTGGGGCGCATGGTTGATTGATAATCCAGATAAGACAATAGTTGCACCAAAAAAATGGTTTGGATCGCAATATGATCACTATAAGATGGACGATTTGATTCCGAAGGAGTGGTTATGGATCTAACATTCCTTGTTCCAACACGAATAGAAACAGAGGATAGACTGAGGAACATCATATCTTCGGTTTCTTATCTTTTGTATCACACAAATGCAAAAGTAATCGTCAAAGAAGTATCAAAGCATTCTACCTTTAAGTTTAGAGCTATACCTGAGATTAAAAAGTATGTTGGGACTAAGGTATTAAATCTGACACATATCTTTGAGGAGTCTGATGAAGACTTGTTCTGTAAGAGTAAAGTTCTTAATGATCTGATAGTTGCTTCAGATACCAAGGTTGTGGCAAACTACGATGCTGATTGTATTCTACCCAAAGAATCATATCATAATGCCTATCAGTTGATAATGCAGGGAGAGGCAGACGTAGTATATCCGTATCAGTGTGGTATCTATCAGTGGAGAGCAGAATATGATATGGATATCTTTAATGAGTTTGTTCAGACACTGAATACTGAAACACTTGATAAGAAAAAGTCGCTACATAACTCAACGATTGGGTGGTGTCAGTTCGTAGATCGACAGAAGTATATTGATTCCTACATGATGAATGAGAACTTTATCTCATGGGGATGTGAAGATGATGAGTTTTATTATAGGATGAGTATACTTGGTAATCGGATTGTCAGATTGAATAGTTATGCCTATCATTTAGAGCATGGTAGGACATATAACTCCTGGTTTAGTAATCCAAATTTTAATAATAACTATACTCTCTGGAACACTATCAAAACATTTGACAGGAATACGCTAGTGGAGTATTATGAAAACCAGGACTACCTTAAACGACGTATAGAACAATTGAAATGATAGGATTCAATGCCCTTGGGCGAATGGGTAGACTCGCCAATCAGATGTTTCAATATGCGTCTCTGAAAGGGATTGCAAGAAACATTGAGACTGACATCTGTATTCCTTATTATAAGGATGCAGTAGATGATGGTATTGGCAATATGCTCCGTACCGAGTTGTTTGATTCTTTTGATCTACCGGTCAAGGTAGCACTACTGAATAATGGACATGCTCCAACAGTTCAGGAGAGATTTTTTCACTTTGATGAGGAACTCTATGCGATGTGTCCTGACCACGTAAGTCTTCAAGGTTACTTTCAGACAGAGAAATACTTCAAGAAGATTGAGGATGAGATTCGTGAAGACTTTGTTTTTAAGAGTGAAGTTCTTCAACCTTGTCAAGAGATGATATGGCAGTTGGACTTTCCGATTGCACTTCATGTTCGTCGTGGTGACTATGTTATTAATAGTGATAATCATCCACCATGTTCCATAGAGTATTATGAGCAAGCATTGAGTCACTTTAGTGATGATCGTGAGGTGATTGTATTCTCCGATGACCCAGCATGGTGTCAGGAGCAAGAACTGTTCTCTGATGATCGCTTTATGGTCTCTGAGAATGACGACAATCGTGTTGATTTATGTCTGATGAGTTTGTGCTCTGACTTTATTATTGCTAACTCCACATTCTCTTGGTGGGGTGCATGGTTGTCTGCGAATAAGAAGAAGAAAGTAATCGCACCTAAGCAATGGTTTGGAACTGGATACACAAAAGACCACAATACAAAAGACATTATTCCCGATGGATGGACACGAATTTAGTAAGATGGAGAAAAATAAATCTGCCTTCAAACTGAAAGGTATTCCCCATATCTATTGGTTAAATCTTGATGCTGATGAAGACAGACGTTTCTACATGGAGGAGCAATTTAAGTATTGGAAGGTAGAAAATCATACTCGTATCTCTGGATATGATGGTAGAGAGGATGATGTATCATCTTATCTTAAAGGAAGAATTCCTGACAATGTATCTCAGAATGAGTTGGGATGCTGTATGTCACATCTCAAAGCCATCAAGCATTTCTATGAAGAAACTGATGATGATTACTGCATGATTCTTGAGGATGATGTGGATTTCTCAACAGTTCGCCATTGGAACTTTACATGGCAGGAGTTTATCGGTCTGGCACCATATGACTGGGATTGTCTTCAACTAACCACCATATGTACGGGTGATATTCATGTGAAGTTGCACTTGAAGTTTATCAATGACTTCTCTGCTGCTGTCTATCTTATCTCTCGACATCATGCTGCGAAGATGATGAGACATCATATTCGTGGGGACAAATATAAACTTGATAATGGTGTGAAACCAAGAGCAGTTTCAGAGGACACTATCCTTGAGACTGGTAGAACTTATACGATTCCATTGTTCTTGTATAATATGAACTTTGGATCTACAATTCACCAGGAACATATTACGGTGTTTCATAAAGCACCACATGATGCACTGTCAAATTACTGGCAACAACAAGGACCATCAGTTGACATTCGTGAGTGGATGAACTATGATCCTTTCCTAGGTAGGATTACTGAAAACTCTAATGCCAAGAGTGAGGACAACCCACCTAGTTAACAAAATGATATAATTTTGTTACTATAAATACTTTTTCCATAGACGACCTCCGCAATTATTTGAGTGAGTCTAATCGATCTGATCAATCGAGGAAACAGCAGAACCAAGTCGAGGTTCTTTTCATCTGCGGGTAACCATTCCGCAAGTAAATAAACGAGGTAAAACTAATGTTCAAATCCGTAATCGCAGCATCTGCTGCACTTCCCCTTTTCGCTGGCGCTGCCGTAGCAGGTCCCTATGTCAATCTGGAGGCCAATGCCGCATATCCTGACGGCGAGTACTCTGGGGCAACCACAGACCTTCACGTTGGATACGAAGGTGCTGCTGGTCGTGTATCTTACTATGTCCAAGGTGGTCCTGCTTTCGTTCATAGCGAAGTTGCTGATGATACCGAGACTGAACTGTCCGGTAAGGTTGGTGTATCTTACGCCGCAACTGAGACTCTGGGTATCTATGGCGAGATTGCTGGTATGACTGCCGGTGAAGATGCTGATGGTGATGAGATCGTTGATTGGGGAACCAAGGTCGGAGTTAAGTTCGACTTCTGATCCTCACGTTACGTAATGCTAACCTCCTCTTATGGGGAGGTTTTTTTATGGTTAAAATTAGTTTAACCTGCACTACATATTGAGGTTTCCTGTTATAATATTCAGGTAAACCTAAGCAATTTACAAAATAAACAAATGAAAGCATTCGCAGCAGTTATTGCTGTCACTCCCCTGATGGTTGCTTGTGGTAGCGCAGAGAAAACATCGTTTACATTGAATGGAGCAGGAGCAACCCTCCCTGCTCCCCTGTATAACTCCTGGTTCCAAATTATGGCAAAGGAGACTGGAAACCAAGTGAACTATCAAGCAGTTGGTAGTGGTGCTGGTGTTCGTCAGTATCATGCCAAGACTGTTGACTTTGGTGCCTCTGATGGTGCCGTAAGTGATAAGAAGCAGAAACTGCCTATGGTTCATGTTCCCATGACTGGTGGTGCCATTGTTCCTGCTTACAATTATCTTGGTTGTGATGCCAAGATGACACAGACTCAACTTGCTGATGTGTTCCTTGGTAAGATTACTAACTGGTCTGAGTTTGGTTGTGCAGATAAGAAAATTTTGACTGTTTATCGTTCTGATGGTTCTGGTACTACCAAAGGTTTCACCAACTCCCTGTCTGCTTTCTCTCC